GACGCACGCCACCGGCACACGTGCGTCGCACGTCCGGGGGCTACCGGACCTAACAGAACAGAACCGGACCGGAACGGACATGACCCCGCCCCCCGACCCCCTCCGCACGGCGGAGGGGGAGACGGCCTTGACGGCGGCGACGGACGAGGATCGCTCGCTCTGGGACCGGGCGCGGGCGCAGCTCACCGACGGCTGGCTGCCGTCGAACGTCGAGAAGGCGCGCGCGTACGAGGTGCTCGGGCGCGGCCCGGACGGCGGGCTCGTGCTCCGCGCATCGGCGTGGGCGGGGCATGCGATCACGGCGGAGCAGGCCAGGGCGGCGCTCTCGCAGGCCGGCGACGCGGCCGGCAACCACGCGCAGATCGTGAAGGGCTAGGTGACCGTGGCAGAAGCGCACCCACTCGACTTCTATCCGGATGAGGAAACGGGCGACGAGCTTGTTGACTCGCTCGCGCTCATCGACAAGGCCCAGGCCGCGCTCGCGCGCGCGCAGACGCTCCCGGAGATCGGCGACGTGATGGCGGCGGCCGACCGTGCGCTGCGGTTCATCCGTAGGGCCAGGCTCGGCCAGGACGCCGAGATCCGCGCCATGCGGCTCCGCGTGGACGCCGAGCGCAAGGCCGGCGGCGTGCTCAAGACGATGCCGCGCTCGAAGGGGGGGAGGCCAAAACGTGTCCTCGGATAGGACGAGTTTCCCCGAACTGAAGGATCTCGGTATCTCTCGGAATGAGGCGTCGCGATGGATGGCGTACGCGGGCATGGACGACGACGCCTGGGAGGCTTTCAAGGACGAGGTTCTTGAGGAGCGGGGGAAGCTGGAAGTGACGCACCTCGCGCAGCGGCTCCGGGATCGGCGGGTGGCCGAGCGCCGCGCGGCGTACACGGCGGCGTTGGCGCCGAGCCTCCCGCTCGGCGCGCTGCTGGCGGTCGCGGACGCACGGGATATGCCGCTCGACGACCGGAGCGTGGATGTGATCGTCACGTCACCGCCGTACGGGCTGGACATCGCCTACGAGGGCGGCGATATCGACGCGGACGGGTGGGCAGGCTTCATGGCCGAGTGGCTGGCCGAGGCGCTACGCGTCACGAAACCATCGGGGCGCCTTGCGCTCAACATCCCGCTGGACACGAGCGAGCCGACCTACCGTCCGACGTATGCCCAGGCCGTCGTCGCGGCGCTCCTGGCGGGCTGGGAGTACCGCTCGACGGTGGTCTGGGCGGAGGGCAACACGACGAAAGGAGGCTGGGCGCTGGGATCGCAGGCGTCGGCGGCCCGGCCGCATCACGTCTCGCAGGTCGAGATGATCGTCCTGCTGACGAAAGGCGCCTGGGGGCCGTCGAGCGCGAACGAGGACGACATCACGCCGGATGAATTCCAGGTCGCCGGACGTGGCCCGTGGACGTTCTCGGGCGAGTCGCGGCCGTGGGAGGATCACCCGGCGGCGTTCCCGCTGGAGCTCCCGCGACGGCTCATCCCGTATCTCTGCCGCGTCGGGGATGTCGTGCTCGATCCGTTCTGCGGCAGCGGGACGACGCTCGTGGCGGCCGTCGAGCGAGGGCGTCGCGCCATCGGGTTCGATATCGCGCCGGCCTACGTCGAGAGCGCGCGCCGTCGATTGGCGCAGGGAGGTGGGACATGAGCACGGACGTACTCGGGCGGGAGAAGAACGAGCCGCTGCCGCATTGCACGATGGTCATCACCTGCGACGAATGCGGGGAGCAGGTCGGCGAGCTGGACACGAATACCTGGACGCTGGCGGGGGTCATCATGCGGCTTCGCCGCGAGCATGCCGCCAGCAAGCACGGATGGCAGCGCGTCGCGCCGTGATCCGCTCGCTCGGCGATGTGACCGCGCGATCCTGCGCACAGCGAAAGGGCTTGTATGCGACCGCTCATACTCGGTGTCTTGCTTGCGTTCTTGCCCGCGGAGCGCACGGCCGATGCGTCCTACTGTTACCGAGGCTGGGTGACCGGGTACGTTCGGACCGAGCACTCCAGCCACACCTTCGACGGCACGCACATCGCCACGCCCGAGCCGATCGCGGCGGCCGGCTGGGATATCCCGATCAACGCGGTCGTGGAGATCGCCGAGGTCGGGTCGTTCCGCATCGCTGATCGGGGATCTGGGCTTGGGCCGGGCCACATCGACGTCGCGGTCTGGACCCGCTCGGAGGCGTACATGCTCACGGGCACGCGCGACATCTGCGTCTATCCCCCGGGGTAACCACCATGACCTTCCTCGACACCGATCCCAAGCTCTCGCGGCACGCCTGGCGCTGGCGGCTCGGGGAGATGGCCGAGCTCCACGGCTGGCACGTGCATCCGCAGGGGTCCGAGTGGGGCCCGGACCTCATGCTGGTGCGCCGGCCGCGGCTGCTCTGGCTGTTCGCGGAGCCCGACCGTGGACGCCTGTCACAGCCACGATTTGCGGCGCTGGTCGAGCTGAGAGCCTGCGGGCAGGCCGCGTTTGTGGTCCATCCGTCGGATCACGCAAAAGTGGAGCGACTGCTGGAGAGGGGCCGAGGATGACCGACCCTCGTCGACTCTACCACTACACCGCGCGGCACCACGCCGACGAGATCCGCGAGCACGGCGCGATCGACCGAGGCGGCGTCCCGATCCCGAACCGGAGCGGCGACGAGATCCTGGGGGTCGTGCGCGGCTGGCAGTGGCTCACGACCGACCCGTCGTGGCGGCAGGGCTGGGCGACGAAACACACGATCGGCTGCGACCGGACGGAGTGCCGCCTGGTCGTCGACGTCCCGGTGATCGAGCTCCACCGCCTGTCGCGCTGGACCGAGGTCGCGCGCGACTTCGGGTTCCGGGCGGCGCAGGCGCGGCGGTTCGCGGCGCTCGGGACCGGCTCCGACCCGTCGACGTGGTACGTCTTCGAGGGGCCGATCCCGTACGCGTGGGTCGTCGCGGTCGAGCGCCGCCCATGAAGGCGCGGGATGTGCCGATGTCCCGCGTCGCCGACGTCCCGGCGACGGTCGGCGACCACCGCGTCCGCCGCGGCCGGGCGATCGCCGTGTTCGCGGAGCGCGTCCGCGGCCGGCGCCTGGAGCTCGGCCTGACCGTGGCCGCGCTCGCTCGGGCGGCCGGGATCTCGCCGGATACGCTCGCGAACGTCGAGCGCGGCCACCACGAGCCGCGGGCCTACACGCTCGCGGCCCTGGCCGACGCGCTCGAGACCACGATGGACGCGCTCTGGCACGGCGAGAAGTGAACGCACGGTGTAAAAAGTTAAAACTGGGTGTATGATGGGGACGATCCGTGCCGCGGGGCAGCGGCCCCGCGTTCGGGCCTACTGCGAGACTCGGGGGGTGTGCCGTGGCTGCGACGAGCGCAAAAATGCAGCGACTGATGGGGGCGGACCTCGAGCGCGCCCGTCGTGGGGAGAAGACTCGGACGGGCATGGGCAAGGCCAGGCTCGCGGAGATGGCCGAAAAGCCGAAGCGCAAGCCGAAAGGATACGGACGGTGAGCCTCGGAACCCTGGTCGCCCTGCTTGTGCTGATCGTGGCTGTTGTCTTGCTCGTTATCGGACGCATGGACCCACTGGAGGCAGGCATGTTCGCCGCGCTCGCCCTGGCCGTCCTGCTGACCGCGGTCCCGCTGCCGTGGCGCGTGGCCTGAGCGTGGCAACGCGCGAGCTGGCGCCGGCTAAAACCTGGAGCGCCGACCAGATGAAGGTCCAGGCGTGGTTTAGCCTGCCGCCGGCCCTGAGAGAGCCGCGCTCACAGCGGGCCCTCGCCGCCCAGCTTGAGGTCCACGAGGTCACCATCTCGGACTGGAAGAAACTGCCCGGCTGGGGCGACGCGGTCTACGCACTTGCCTTCGAGCGGCTCCGCGGCGAGCTGGTGCCCGTGCTGGGTGCGCAGATCGCCGAGGCCAAGAAGGGCAGCCTGCCGCACGCGCAGTGGCTGTTCCAGTTGGCCGGCCTCTGGGAGCCAAAGGCTGCCCTGACAGGCGGCGACGGTGGCCCCCTGCGCATCGTGGTGGAGCGCGTCGATGATCGCCGAAGCCCCTAGGGCGGACCGGCGCCTGCAACTGTCGGACACGCAGTGCGACTTCGTGGACGACCCGCACCCGTTCGTCCTGTTCGTCGGCGGCGTGGGGGCCGGCAAGACGTATGCAGGAGCCGCGAGAGCGCTGCTGCGGCGCTTCGGCGTGGCCCGACCCTCGCTCGGCCTCGTCGTCTCGCCGTCCTACCCGATGCTCCGTGACGCCACCTGGCGCACCGCCCTCGACGTCTGGGCACCGCTGATCGAGCGTGTTGTCGGCAACGAGATGCGGCTGGTGCTCAAGACGGGCGACGAGGTCATCTTCCGATCGGCCGACGACCCCGAGCGACTCCGCGGCCCCAACGCCGCCTGGGCCTGGATCGACGAGGCCGCGCTCTGCCACCCCTCGACCTGGCCCATCACCATCGGCCGCCTCCGGCAGCACGGCGTCCTGGGCGAAGCCTGGCTCACGACCACGCCCAAGGGTATGAACTGGGTGTACGAGACCTTCATCGTGCAGGCCACCGACCAGACGGCCGTGCACAGGGCGACGACCGCGCAGAACCCGTTCATCGCCCAGGCGTTCGTCTCCAGCCTGCGTTCGCAGTACTCGGGCGACTTCGCACGGCAGGAGCTGGAAGCCGAGTTCATCGCCGACCTCGCAGGCGCCCTGATCGAGTGGAGGTGGCTCGATGAAGCCCGATCCAAACCGGCAGCCTACGATCCAGCGGCTGGACCCGTTCACGGGGGCCTTGACGTTGCGGGACCTGGCGAAAATGAGACCGTGCTTGCCCTGCGCCAGGGCCCGCGCCTGCTCGAGCTCGCCGCCTGGGTGGACCCTGACCCTCGGGGAGCGGTCCTGGCCCAGCTCGCCCCCTGGCGGCATCGCGGCCTCGAACGGGTCACCGTCGACACGGCCGGCATCGGGCACTACCTGGCCCGGCACCTTGAGGACCACGGCATCACGGTCTCGGACGTGAACGTCGGCGAGCGCCCCTGGTCCTCGGACGGCGCCGAGCGCTACGTGAATTTGAAGGCCGAGCTTTTTTGGAGCCTGCGCGAGCGCTTTGCCGACGGCGAGGTCTCGGGGCTCGAAGACCGCACGCTGCTCTCGCAGTTGGCCGGCCTGAGGTACGAGCATGATTCGAGGGGCCGTGTCAAGATCGAGGGAAAAGCCGACGCCGTCAAGCGCGGCCTGAAGTCGCCCGATAGGGCCGAGGCGCTGATGCTGGCGTTCTCGCCTACGAACCCGAGCGAGCTGCGGGCGACGCTCTATGGCCTGAGGAGCGGCTGATGATCGAGCGGCGCGAGCGCATTCGAGCGGGGCGCGCGGAAGGACTGTCGTGCGCCGAGATCGGGCGCCGGCTCGGCATCAGCGGCACGAGAGTCGCCCAGGTCGTGCGGGAGGCCGAGGATAGCTCAGCGATCCGTCGCAAGATGGAGGACGCAGGGGTCCTGGGCCTGCTCTCCCTCCGGACCTTCCGGGTCCTCGCACGGGCCAGGCTCACCCTCGAGGCAACGCGGACGATGTCCGACGACGCGTTGTACGCGGTGCCAAACCTGGGCGAGCGCACGCTCGCGGAGATGCGCCGGGCAGCGCCGAGAGGCGAGGGCGATGGCGCCTAGGAACACCGAGCCGATCAGCCTGGACGGTGCGTTAGAGGGGGACCAGCTCGTCGCCTTGTGGCGCGACACGGATAGCCGTTTCACGGGATCGCGTGAGCGGATCCGCTGGGCTCGAGACGTTCAGGCCAAAGACCCGACGTCGATCAGCGCCGTCGGCGACATCGCGGGGCTGACCCTGCCGCAGCGGCTGATGGCCGTCACCATGACCAATAGCATGTCGAGCCAGTACGGCGTCCCGGAGCTGACCCGCTACGGCCGGCCATCCCCGTCGGACAAGGCGGACGAGATCGAGACCATCATGAAGGCCACGCTCGAGCGGCTTGTCGACGTCTCGGACCTGTTCGGCAAGGCCACGCAGGACGGCGAATGGGGCGTGGCCGTGGTGCCCGCCGAGACCGACTGGGCGAGCGTGCCGACCTACTCCGAGGAGGGGTACAGCTTCGACGCCGACGACAAGCGGCCGGACGACGAGGGCTACCGTGGCCGGGACGGCGCCCGCTCGCGCCGCGCCTACGACCGAGACCGCGAGGACTGGCTCGCCTCCCAGCAGTACGTCACGATCGACCTGATCGACCCGACCGACTGCGCCCCGATCCTGGTCCGCGGCACCCACGGCAAGCGCTTCGAGGCCAGGGGCCTCGTCGTCCGGCGCCTGTTCACGCGCGAGGACCTGCTGGGCCGCGGCTACCGCTGTGAGGCGCTGGCCTCGACCCACGCCACCCTCATTCCTCGCGGCGACCGCGGCAACAAGACGGGCAAGGGCGGCCAGTTGTGGCTGTACACGGCCTATCTGACCCTCTGGGACGAGGACGACGAGACGCTGGTGCCGTGCATCGCGTACTCGGTCGCGGGCCAGACCACCTACCGCCACGACCGCGAGTCGGGCGAGGACAAGACCGCGCTGATCAACCTCAAAGAGGACTACGGCATCAGCACCCCGATGTGGGGCTACTACTGGGGACTGCACACCGCGGACCCCAACCCCGACCGGATGGGCATCCCGTTCATGGACGCCTACGCCGACCTCGTCCTGACGCTCGAGCGGATGCTGGCAGCAGGCGTGCATCACGCCGAGCGCTCGGCGTACCGTGGCTCCTGGGTCGAGCCTGGCGAGAACGTCCCGGCCGCTGCGTATACGGAAACTGTAGAGAACCAGTTACGACTTCGCAGATTTGATCCCCCGTTGAGCGGCGAGCTCGTGACGGCTCCCGGACGGGTGGTCCCCGACGCCCCGCCGCCGCTCGGCAGTGCAGCCTCCCAGATGATGATGGCGATCCAGGCCAACCTCGGGCAGACCGCTCCGGACCCGGCGAACCCCGCGGGTACGGGCGCCTCGGGCCACGCGATGAGCCTCGCCTCGGGGCTGATCGAGGCCGCCCACGGCGACATTCCCCGCGGCGTCCTGGAGTGCTACGAGAACCTGGCCTGCTGGGTGCTGGAGTGCCTCTGCGCCGTGATGCGGACGTACGATGTGCCGTACGTCCTCGACGCCAACGAGGAATTGCCGCCGGAGGCCCCGGGGAGCCGACGCTTCGTGACCCAGCGCTACGTGCTGACCGAGCGGGACATCGGCAAGAGCTACAAGCTCAGCGCCACCTGGCGGCAGAAGCCAGACCCGACGAACATAACCGTGACAATGGATCGCGCGACCCGCGGGTACGCCTCAGTCGTTGACGTCCTGGAGGCGGCCGGCGAGACGAATGCCACCCTGAAAATCGCCGAGATCATCTACTACCGAGCAGTCATGACGCCGGGGACGCCCGAAAATCTCGAATTGTCGGCCTATGTCGCCCGCCGGAACGGCGACGTGGAGAAGGCCCAGCAGTTGGAGCTCCAACGCCAGGGCCTCCTGGCACCACAGGGCACGCCCACGGCCGCCATCGCACCCGAAGCCCAGGAGATGGCGGCGCAGGCCGGCGGTGGCCCGCCGATGGGGCCGAGTGGGGTGCAGACAGGCGTCCGTTCGTCGATAGCCGCATCGGTCCAAGGTGCCGTGGGCGGCGGCCCGCAGACAGCCGATGCCATGTCGGCCGGCGCAATGGGAATTCGGCCGGCCCTAGCCGGCGCCAACGGGACCGCCCCGGGCGGCGCGGGAGGGCCGGTCTAATGCCGAAGTCGCTGCCCTCCACCTTCGCCAACGTCTACGCCACCGTTGCGCAGACCCTCCTCAAGGAGCTTGGCGACTCGCTGGCCGTCGAGGCGGGGCCGCCGACCACGGTCGACGTGGTGCCGATCACCGATCCAGGACGAGCGAAGGCGTGGAACGAGCCGCATCCAGAAGCGACCGATGCTGCGATGCGCGAGCTTGCCGAGCAGCGCCTGGCCGAGCACCTCGCCTCCGGGATGGACGACACGAAAGCCCGGCAGGCCGTGGCTGAAGACCTCACGCACTTCCGCTACCGCAAGCGCATGGAGCAGTACACCGCGGGCACGGTCTCGTGGGCCGAGCAGGTCCGCGAGGCGACTCGCCTCAGCCGCGTGGCGTCACGCCATCCCGTGCCCCCGCCACCGCTGCCGCCGGCCCGGCTTCCCGGACTGCCACCGATGCCGCCGGCCGTGCCACCCGGCCCGGCCGCGGGCATGCCGCCGGGGATGCCACCCGACATGGCGAACCCCGGCATGCCGCCGGGCCCGTTGCCCGGGATGCCACCAGACATGCCACCGGACATGCCACCTGGGCCACCGCAGGGGATGCCTCCCGGCATGCCCCCTATCCTGCCGGGAGGCTGAGCCGTGGAAGGTTACAACCCGTATTTCAGCGGCAGCGTCCCGTCCGACCCCGAGGCGCTCGCCCGGCTGACGGGCATGTATGACGCGGCCGGGTCGGCGCGGGCGAAAGAGATCGCGAACAAATACAAGATCGACAGGGCGTCCCTCGAGCAGCAGTACAAGATCGCCCTGATGGAGTCGGGCGACCGCCGGGCCGCGATCGAGGCCACGCGGGAGTACCAGCGGGGGCAACTGGAGCAGGCCCGCCAGGAGATGCTCCAGGTCAGCATCCCGAAGGTCCAGATCGACCAGTTCCTGGCCCAGGCCAACACCGAGATCGCCCGCGGCGAGCTGCAAGCCAAGCAGTACATGTACCAGGGCGACGTCGCCTACAAGCAGGGCACGTTGCAGCAGGCGCGCGACGAGATGCTCCAGATGGGCATCCCGAAGGTGCTCATCGACCAGTTCGTTGCCCAGAGCAACGCCGCCTATCAGCGCGGCGAGCTCGGCCTCAAGCGCGAGGAGATGGAGCGGCTCGGCATCCCCAAGATGCTCACCGACCGCTACTCGGCCGAGGCGCAGGCCGCCTACCAGCAGGCCACGGCCCGGACCGGCCAGTACGGCGCCGAGGCGCAGGCCGCGTACCAGCAGGGGCAGCTCGGGCTGACCGCCCAGCAGCAGGCCCAGCAGGCCGTCGAGCAGCAGCGCCGCTACGCGCTCGACGTCGCCAAGTACGGCAGCGAGCTTGCCTCGACCCCCGACCGCTACTTCCAGGCCCAGCAGTTCGCCGCGATGGCGCCGCGGCTGCTCGGCCTCCAGGCGGGCGCCGGCCCGGCCGGTGGCCCGACCCCCGGGATCAACCAGATGGGCTCGCTGCTTGCCCAGGCGACCGCGGGCCTGCAGAACGCGGCCCCCGACTACCAGCTTCCGCAGTTCCCGAACGCCCCGGGGGCCATGCCCGCGTTCCCGACCATGCCGGGGTACACCGACCCCGGCGGCTCGCCGTTCCCCCAGTTCCCGACCATGCCCGACTACACGCCGCCGCCGCTCGGCGCCATGCCCCAGTTCCCGACGGCGCAGTTCGGGCCGATGGCCCCGCTCACGACACCCTGGGGCGCGACCGTGCCGGGGTATCCGGGGTCCCCACCGCCGGCCGCCGCCGCCCCCGCCGCTCAGCCGCTCGGCGGCATCCCCGGCATGGGGGGCCCGGCGCCGGGCGACTACATGACGACCAACAGCGCCGGCCCCCAGATGTCCTCGCAGTCGGACCTGGCGCAGCAGTGGGCGCAGCAGTACGGCTACGGCGGCGGCACCGACCCGTACAACGGCACCGACCCGTACGGCACGGCGGCGAAGCTCGGCATCTCGCCGCAGGACTGGGCCCAGGCCCAACAGCAGACCGTGTACACGGCCGGCGGCTACGGCGGCCCGATGCAGGGCGGCGGCAACCAGTCCGACCTGGCCGGGCAGTGGGCGGCGACGTACGGGCAGCCCCCATCACCGAATCTCAGCAGCCTGGCTCCCAACGAGCAGGCCCGCTATCAGCAGCTGATGGCGCGGCGTGACCAGCTCCAGGCCGCCGGCGAGGGCGATCTCGGCGCCGAGGACATCGGCGAGCTCCAGCGCTACCAGGCCAGGATCAGTCAGCCACGCTACCCGACGGGCACGGGCACCTACGGCGGCCCGAGCGCGGGAGCCCGGCCCACCTACACGGGCGGCTACGGGGCGCCCCCCGCACCGAGTACGTACGGGGCGAACGACCCCAGAGCCAAGCAGCTCGCGCAGATCGCAAAGGCGTCGCCGCCGTCGCCTTTTGACGGTTTGAACGAAAGCGACGCCGCGACGCTACGCCTCATGGAGAGCATCTACAAAAAGGGCGGCCAGGCGATCCAGGGGGGCGAGATGGAACGCCTCAGCACCGCGCAGAAGGGCTTCATGGGCTCGGCCGGCAGGCTGCTCGGCTACGACCCGGACGACCTCGCGCGCACGTACCAACAGTATCGCCCCTCCCAAGGGGCAGCCTCATTGGCTGGGTGACCGATGCCGCTGCCGTGGGCGCCGAAGTCGCTGGTGTCGGACGTGGACGAGTGGTCGTTCACGAACAGCGCCAACCGCGCCATGACCGACCTGGCGACGATGGGCGAGCGGTTGATGCAGCCCGTGACGCAGCAGGTCCGGCAGGTGGTCGAGCAGGCGATGCCGGCGCCGGCCCCGCAGCCGTCACCGGTGCCCCAAACCGTCGTGCCGTCGGTGCCGCGCTTCAGCCTTGGGAAGGTCGAGGACTGGCTGACCCCCGCGGGGCCGGCGGCGCCCGCGCCGGAGCTCGCGACGCCAGCGCCGCCAGTCCTGCCGGCCCCGGCCCCTGCCGAGAAGCCGACGGGCATGTTCAGCCTGCCCTCGCTGGAGTCGTTCCTGGGCCGCCCGAGCCCCACGGCGGCCCCCGCCGGCCAGCCCTCAGCCGCGCCGTCCGGTGCTCCAGGACTGTCAGCCGAGGTCCGCATCGACCGCTCGTCGCCGACCGCGTTCCTGGGCTCGTTCCGCCCCGCCGCCGAGGCCGCGCTCGCGGCGAAGGGCTATCCGACGTCGCTCGCCCCGATCCTGGCGGCCATCCCGATGAACGAGCAGGGGTGGCAGAAGGACGCGCCCGGCAACAACTACTACGGCATCAAGGGCTCCAACCCGCGCACGGGCGCAAACACGGGGCCCGTCGGGACGTGGGAGGACTACGGCTCAGGGCGCACCAACATCCAGGACACGTTCCGCGCCTACGGCTCGCCGACCGAGAGCGTCGGCGACTTCCTCGGGTTCCTGGAAGGCAACCCGCGCTACGCGCAGGCCGTCAAGATCGGGCGTGAGACGGGCGACCCCGCTGCGTTCATCCGGGCGGTCCATGCTGCCGGCTACGCCACCGACCCCGCGTGGTCCGACAAGATCCTCTCCATAGCTAGGCAGGTGCCCGAGCGTGCCGCCACGCCGCCCGGCGCCACGTCCCCGAAACCCACGCCCGGGCCTGGCTGGGGAACGTACACACCAGAAACCATCACGCCGAACCAAGTCCAGGAGGGCCAGGCTCAGGGACTGAGCGCGGAGCAGGCGCTCGCGATCTGCGGGCCAGCCGCGGCCGTCGCGTTTGCGCGTGCCAACGGCCGCAACCCGACCCTGCGCGAGGCGAAGGAATTGGCCGAGGCGACGGGCGTCTGGGATGTCTCGGTCGGCATGCACGGGCCGGCAAGCCAGGTGACCCTGCTCGAGAAGATGGGCGTGCCCGCGACCCTCGAGCAGGGTGCGGACTGGCGCAGGATAGCGCAGGAGGTCCAGGCTGGCCGGCCCGTCATCGTCGACACGCCGCAGCACTATTTCACGGTCACGGCGGCGCATCCGGATGGCACGTTTGAGTTTGGGCAGTCGGCGGGCGTGCTCAAGGCGTCGAAGGGACGAACCCGCTACCGCCCCGAGGAGATCCCGACCCTCGGCATGGGTGCCCCGCGCGCTAGCATCTTCATGAGGCGGTGAGGCGATGCTCGACTACCGCTCGTGGCTGGGCCTTGGTGACGACGAGGAGGACGACCCCGTCAAGAAGGCGCTGGGCATGCTGGGCCAGGGAGCCACGGCTGCCGGCCAGCCCATACCCGACGCCTCCCCCGCGGCCGACCCGCGCTCGGCGGACCTGGGGCCGTGGGAGCAGCCGTATCCCGGCACGGTGTCCCCGATCCGCAACCCCGACGGGTCGGTCACGACGGAGCGCTCGATCACGGTCACCGAGCCCGGCCTGAACGAGGGCAGGGCCACCAACATCCCGACGGTCTGGAGCGGGCGGGTGGTCCCCGACGACGAGGCCATCACCAACGCGATCTACGCGGGTGCGGGACGGTTCCCCGCGTACGCGTCCATCGACGACGCGGTCGCGGCGGCCGAGGCACGGTCCGGGCAGCTCGGCGCCGGGCAGGCCACGTCCATCGGTGGTGCCGAGGTGCCGCCGGACGTGGTCGCGGGCAGAGCAGCTCCAGCGGCCCCCGAGGACTCCTCGTTCGCTCCGCCAGACAACCCCGTCGCGACGGGGCTCACGAACGCGGGGCGCGCGGCCGTCGAGGCGTACCGGGAGACGGGAAGCCCGCTCTCGCCGTGGTCGGTCCCTGCGTTTGCGCCCGCCCGTGCGGCCTACATCGCGGAGCGGGCGCTGCCAGAGATCGGCGGCGAGATTGGCGCGGCTGCCGGCCGTGCGGCCGGCGGCCCGGATGCGGCCCCCTACTTCACGGTGCCCGAGTCGGTGCCCATCTTCGGGGGCCAGGACGTCGGCCCCGAGCAGGTCGGGCGCTTCGTCGGCAGCAGCCTGACCGACCCGCTGACCTACGTCGGCGCGGCCGGCGCTGCCGCGGCCGGCGCTCCGGCTCGCCGGGTGGTGGGGGAGCTCGCGCGAGGTCTGCCGGGGGTCGGCGAGGCCGAGCTTCTGGCCCGTGGCGGCGCGGGGCTGGTCCGTCGTGGGCTCGGGGCGGTCGACGACTGGCGGGCCGGCAACGCCGAGCGGGTCGCCGCGGCCGACGCCGGGATGGCGGCCGAGGGCAGCACGATGGCGCCCTCGGCCACGCTCATCGTGCCCGAGGGGTCTCCGGTCAGGGGCCGGCGGGTGCGGGATGCGCCGCCGATGGACCTCTCCGAGGTCGAGGCCCCGGGCTTCGTGCGCGCGGCCGAGGAGCTGTCGCAGGGGCGGTACGGGCCCGACGCGGCCGAGGCGCTCGACCCGGCGCATCCGCTCGAGTGGCACGACGTGACCGTCCGCATCAACAACCGCGGCCAGTACGACGGCGACCACCCGGTGTCGCTGCCGTTCTACCGCAACGGCCAGGGCGACCTGATCCCGCTGGAGCCGGCCGAGGTCGGACCGATGGGCAGCCCGGTCAACTCGGCCTACAACGCCGCGGTGAAGGCGGCCGGTGGGCGTAAGGGGTTCGTCTACGGCCGCTGGCGGGACGGCCGGGGCGTGCGGCACGAGTTCGACTCGCCCCAGGAGGTCGTCGCGATGGCCGACCTCGACGCCCGCCTCGACGAGGGCGCCATCGACGGCTGGTGGAGCCAGGCCAACAACCCGTACCCCGGCCTCAAGCAGATCCCGTACGCCTCGACCAACCGCGACAAGGGCGGCCTGAAGACGTACGTGCCGGACCTGATCGTGCGCCACCACGACGGCTCGCTCGAGGTGATCGAGATCAAGTCGCCCGAGGTGATCGCCAAGGCCGAGGAGTACGGCATGAAGGCCGGTGAGGTCTCGGGCCACATGGGCTGGGACGTCGTCAAGAAGGCGGCCGGCATCATGGCCGGGCTCGCCGACCAGGGCGTGCGCTACCGGCTGATGCTCCCGCACCAGGTGATCGAGACCGGCCGCATCCCACTCGGCCCGAACATCGCCGGTCACGGCAACAAGAGCCGTCGCCTCGACCTGCTGCCGGGTGTCGATCCTCGCGACGCGCCCAAGATGCGGAAGAAGACGATCACACCGGCCGCGGGGTCGCCCGGCGTCGCCATCGCCCGCGTCGTGGACGCGACGTCCTCCATGCTGATGGACGAGGCGGCCCGACTGAAGGCGGCCGGCGTCCCGGACGCCGAGCGGCTGCGGCTGCTGACGCGGATGTCGCGCGACGAGCTGCTGCCGACGGCCGAGCTCGCCACCTCGGCGCCGGTGCCGGCCGCGGCCGTCGCCCGCGGCCAGCCGCCGGCCCCGACCACGCCGGGCCGGCAGGAGGGCCTGACCCGCATGCTCGCGGCCTCGGGCGAGGCGCCGCTCGGGTCATGGGTCGGCCACCGCGGCCCGCTCGGGATCGACGACCTCGACGAGATCGACCCGGACTCGGCGCGCATCCTCCGCGACGCCGAGCAGGATGGCGGACGCCTCGCGGGCCTGGCCGTCCACGATCGGGGGGACGGGTCGTCTCGACTGCTCTACGAGATCGACGGCGACCCGCAGGCCGCCATCCGAGCCTCCGGGCGGCTGGCGCTGCACCACGGCGCCGACGAGGGGTCGCGAGGGATCTGGTATCGCGACGCCAAGGGACGGTACCCGGTCGGGGGGCTGGACCTGGACCTGCCGGGCGGCGACTTCGAGGCCATCAGGGCCGCCATCTCCGAGGCCCTGCCCGACGCGACGATGGTGCTGCCGAGGTATAATTCAGAGCGGGTACTCGAAGGGCTCGACCTCTACGGACGCGCCCCCGACGGCACCCCGATCCGCGACGACGCCCTGCTGGGCGCCCTGCTGAGGGCGCAGCGCGTGCTCGAGGCGGACGGGCGGGCCGCCCGCGTCGGTCCCGTGCAGCGGGCCGAGATGTCGCGCTTTGCAGGAGAGCCCGGTCATGCCAGATCCCCAGAGGCGGCCGTCGAACGAGCCGAGCAGATCCTCGGACGCCGCCCCATCACCGTCGAGCAGGCCGAGGCCGAGCGGGCCGCCAAGCGGGCCTCCGCCGCCGCTCAGCGGGCCGCTGACCGAGGAGGAGCTGGCCGAGGCCCGGCGGCTGCTCTCGGAGATGCGGCTCAACCCGCCGCCGGAGCTGAGGCCGAGGCCGCGGGCGGGCGGTTGGGTGGACCGTCCCCGCTCGACGACGTAGACGACCTGGAGGACCTGCTCGACGAGGACGACTTGCTCGAGGCGAGCGTCGCCCTGCTCGGCCCCTACCCGTCAGCTCGAGGCCGCGGTGCGGCCGGCCGGCCGCCGAGCCTGCCGGCCTCGGCCCTCACGACCGCGAGCCAGTCGCTGGTTGGCAGCATGTCAGGCGGCTATCTGGGACTGGGAGCGCCGGCCGAGAGCGACGAGGAGCGGCGGCGGAACGCCCTGATCGGGGCCGGCCTGGGCCTGGTGGGTGGGCCGGTCGCCTCACGCGCCGTCGCTCGAGGGGGCGCCCGCGGAGGAGCCAGGATCTCGCTCGGGGACGTGCCGCCGAGCAGGCTGCGGGAGCCGCTCCTGCCGGGGATGGAGCCGCCGGCCCCGGCGCCGATCGGCGAGGCCGCGGAGGCGATGCGACTCGGCCCCGAGCAGCGAGCGGGGGCGTCTCCGGTCGTGCGGAAGGTGCTCGGCGCCGCCGAGGAGCGGGCGCGGACGTTGGCCGAGCGCGGCGAGGAGCCGCTCTCGCCGCTCCGCTGGACCGCGGAGGCGCTGCGGAACGTCACGTACTCGTCGCTG